CGGGAGTTTTCTTTTATGCGTGCCAGTTGGATTATATACCATTTATCGCGTGTAGCCGTTGGGGCTGAGAACAAAATCTCTTGAAACCACTGCAAATAGGGCATTACAGCATTATAGCATTAATCCGTGTAGCCGTTTTAATTGAATGTGTGAAAAGAAATCATTGTTAAATATACAGAAAATAGCCCGTGATAACGGGATAAAGTCTATACGCAAATCAGCAAATAATGCTTGCATATATCCCGATAACGTGATATATTATAGCTAGAAGGAAACAAGGAACACACCAATACAAGAAAGGAGAAAACACCATGGCAAAGAAAGTAAACATCACAGCAGCAACAGAGGAAAACGGAATCTTTACAGTCACATATGAAACCGGCAGCGTTAAGAAGTACGCAGCCGACAAGCTCCCCAAAACAGTGCAGAGCTGGATTGAGGAACACCAGGAACCGGAAACGGAACAGGAAACCGAACCGGAAACCATGACAGAGCTGGCAACCACAGATGAAAAGGAAGAAAGGAAGGAAGACGGATTGAAGAAGAACAGCGGGAACTACGAAAGAGCATTACTGAAAATCAGGAAGGAACACGAAAAGCGGGACATCTTCCGGGGACTTGAAACCATCGGATTAATGGTGCTCGGTATTGGATACCTGATCACAGCCGCAATTATAACCGCACTTGCGGCGGCGGTCATCTGGATTGCGGAACACATCCCCGCAATGGTTCAGACAGGCAGACAGGCCGCGACGAAAGCGACGGCGGCGATCTCCACAACAATCGAGATTGCGGAAGACACCGTGAAAGCCTTCGCGCACATGGGACGCAAGGCCGCGACAGTTTCGGCGGCAGTCCTCACAATGATTACCAGATAACAGGATCACAGCAAGGGCGGGAACCACAACCCGCCCGGAAAGGAAAAGAAATGAAACTGAGAAAGCTTTACAGGATAGCAGTCGAAAATTATTATTTTTCCCTTTACTCTGGACAGAGTGAGGAAGATGTAACCGGTTGGGAATATGGTCTTGAAAAGCTCCACGAAAAAATGGTTGCTTGTGGGCAGGAGGAGGCCGCAAAGGCGATTAATAACGAAGTGTATTGGAATATGTAATACAAGCGGCGGGAGCTGGCAACGGTTCCCGCCCGGAAGGGAGACAGATGAAAATAGAGGTTGTTTTCAATCTGCATGAATTGGTATTGGCCATGTTCCGCGGCGGTGACGCAGAACAAGCCGCATATGATGAGGCAAGCGCAAAACACGACAAGATATATATAGACCTGTTCGAAAAGGTCATAAACGGACAGCTTGACGGCTTTACAGTTGATCAGGGGGACAGATTCCAGATATACCACCTGAGCACAAAGCAGCCGGAAACCATGCAGGTATCATACTTCTGGATTAAAGACGGGGAGCCAATCCCGACTATGGATATACAGATTCACGCAGGCGATTATAAAAAGCTTCTGAGGGAAGCCGCGCCGGACAACGTGACAATCTACACCGTGGAGCTTGAAAACACAGCACAGGCCGCCTGAGTGCGGCAGAAAGGGAAACAATGAAGGGATACAGGAAAATCACGGCCGGACAGGCCGAACGCGGCGACATCATTAAAATGGTTGAATCCGTATGGAGTCCAACCGCGAAAAGTGGAACCTGGGAGGATAGATTCACAACGCGCACAAGGTTTTTACGGATCGACAGAGAGCCGTCAAACAACGGTTTGACCTTCTGCCATGATTGCACAGGAAAGCCGTATTACCACGTGTATCTTGATTCCGATGACGTCAGAGAGATTTACAGAAAGGAGAACTGACACGATGAATTTTTATGAAGAATATGCAATCAGATATTACGCAACGACACCGGAGCAAAAGAAAGCCGCCCGCGACCACTGGACAAAGTGCCACATGGAAAATGTAGCATCAGGCCGTGAAGATTTGATTATCTTTTCTGCCAGAATTCTCGCGGCGATGGATACAGCCGACAGACTGAGAGGAGGCGCGACAGCATGAGAAAACAGGGAAGCGGAAGCAAAGAAGCAATGAACGTTATCAACAAGCTTTATAGCTACTTGCTAAATGATACATCCCGCGCGGCGATAGAGAAGGATAACGCGGCGAAACGAAGGGATTACAGGACAGTAGGCTATTATTCCGGCATGTATACGGAATGCATGGTCTTGTTTGACCGGCTGAACGAACTCAGAAAAGAACTTGAGGAAGGCCACTTGTAAAAAGTGGTCTTCTTTTTTGCCATTCTTCCAGGATCGGCGGCGACAGTTCCGGCCGGTTCCGTACTCATACATTCCAGATGTTTAGTGAGTGACTTCAAATTGTAGTCAGTCTTAACTACCGAAAGATTTACATTTCCGTCATAAAGTTCACAAAATGTTTACATTTCAAAAATACACAATTCAAAGAAAACTGAAGGCAATTATATCTGTTTTCCGTGAATTTACAGTACAATTATTTTCGGTCATTCCGTCAGTGAATCCGGTTCATTGTTCCGGTTAATGGACAGTAAACACACAACAGGGGGATTTACTTTAATTTTACATCATGAGTCAGTCAACAGGAAGGGCAACGAAAGAGCCATGAGGCAAGTCGGAATGTATTGATATATTCTGCACTCAATCCGTGTAGCCCTCAGAAGATGAAAGAGAGACGCTGAAAGCATTGAAAACAGGGCATTATAGAATACCTCTTTAATCCGTGTAGCCTTTTCCGCTGAATGGTTCCGAAAGATCGACGCAAAACCGGCTGTATTTTGTCCATGGATCGCGACGCCCGGCAGCCGGAAAACGTCCAGTAAAGGCCGGAAATCCGCCCTTTGAGCCGGATATTATAAGCTGTCATCCCCCTGACGGGAAAGAGAAAAACAGAGCCAAAACAGAAAATTAAGAAAAGCAGAAAAGCAGAAGAAAAGCGAAAAGAAAAAGAAGCAAAAAGAAAAGATAAAAGAAGAGTAAAAGAGTAAAAGAAGTGTGTGTTTTTTTATTTTAAAACCTTTTGTTTAATTCATTATGTACCATTCTTAGATATACATACTGGTTATCTATAAGTACTCTATAATCCGTAATGTACCATTCTTAGATATACGTACTATAAGCCATAATATATATATTATTATATTATATATGGGTATCTGGTAAAGGCTGTATATTGTATTTCTGTATGTGTATAATATATCAGGAATACCAGATATTGACATGTAAAAACATAGTCTGTATAATGCAGAGTCAACAAGAGATATTGTCTGTATATCCAATACATGTATATGGATTATGTGTAAATCAGTGTATGAAAGAGGTGATTTAAGTATATGCCAAAAGGTAATCCAAACATAAAGAATTATAGTCCTATAGTGGATAACTCAGAAGTAGATATAGAGTTAAATGCCATTATGGTACAGAATATACTTGAATCATTTGAGGCTAAAGAACCTGATTTACATAAGCCTGATGAAGTAAGACAAAGTATTAAAGACTATTTCAACAGATGTATTTCTAAAGGCTTAAGACCTGGTAACATGGGATTATATAACGCTTTAGGTATAGACAAGAATGAAGCGTATGATATAACTCATGGACGGAATCCGAGAAAAGCAAGTGTTGAGACCATACAGCTCATTAAAAAAGCTCAGAAGGCTCTCGCAGAACTGCGGGAGAACCTAGGCAGCCAAGGCAAGCTGAATCCCGCAACATTGATATTTTGGCAAAAGAACTTTGACAACTTTACCGACGTTCAGCAGATCGAGATTGCAGCCGATACCATGCCGAAGGCACAACAGACACCAGAAGAGATAGCGCGACAGATAGAGCAAGATATACCGCTAGAGGCAGATTACACAGTAACAGAGTAGAGCTATACAGTGCCGCTTGATCGTATGCCGGAATTGTGGTATGTATGGCCGGTTATAGTGGTGTATGATGCATGTATAGCGATACTATACAGCATAATGCACAACAGCTAGCAAAGTGCATAAATATAGTGCTTGAAACTGTGCAGAATCACAATGGTTTATGGAACAAACCGTGATTTGTCGTATAGATTATAATACTTTCTGATTTGTCGTCGAACTGAGAACAATTCACGGCGGCGGCGAACGAGTGGCGGCGCGATGCATTACACCGCCTTGACCGCTGGTTTTACTGTTTTCACTCATAAGTTTCGCACCCGAAAGGATGCACTTATCGCTGGAATAATAATAATTACATGGCTGATTAACGTATGGTTATTAATAATAATTATATGTGAATCAGTCTTGCTTAATTAAGTACTACAGGGGTCTATTGTGTATCTGATACATACTAGATTAGTCCCTCAAATACTCCAAAAACCAAAAAGACTAATAAGTCCCAAAATGCCAAAACTTACTAGTCAATAATTTTCTCCAAACTCAAAAAGGCTCAATAAGTCCTTATATTTCAGCACATATTAAGCCTGAAAAAATTTCAGCAAATAATTTCAACATGCTGTATAATATCTACCAGACAGGAAATGTAAATGGTATTCCGGTATAGGAATTTAGTCCTATATCGCTAACCATAAATAATTACTAAGAAAGGTGGATATTATGGAAAACTTAACGCTTTTCAGCAACCCGGAGTTTGGAGATGTAAGAATGGTCATGGTTAATGATGAGCCGTGGTTTGTTGGCAGAGATGTAACCGATATTCTTGGTTACAGCAACAGTCGCAAGGCACTGATTGACCATGTAGATGATGAGGACAAAACAGATGGGGTAACGATTCGTGACTCCATCGGAAGAGAACAGAATCCAGTGCTTGTTAATGAGTCTGGTCTGTACAGTCTGATTCTTCGGAGTAACCTCAAAGATGCAAAGCGTTTCAAAAGATGGGTGACATCAGAAGTACTTCCGTCAATCCGAAAGAATGGTGGTTACGTTGCGAACCAGGATTCTTTATCGGACGAAGATTTTCTGGCGAGAGCATTAGAAGTAGCTCACAGAGTCCTTGCTAACAGGGAAAAGAAGCTTGAAGAGGCCAATGAGACTATCGCAATACAGAATCAGCAGATTCTTGAGATGCAGCCTAAAGCTTCGTACTATGACATTGTTTTGCAGTGCAAGAACGCTATCCCGATTACGATGATTGCAAAAGATTATGGCATGACTGCGAATGAGATGAACAGGTTACTCCATAATCTCGGAATACAGTTTCACATCAGAAAGACGTGGGTACTGTATGATCAACACGCTGGTCAGGGATACACAGTTTCTAAGACTCACTGGTTTGCTGATAAGTATGGCAGACCGCAGTCGAATATAGTTACGCAGTGGACACAAAAGGGAAGATTATTCATCTACCACTTGTTAAAACAGAGCGGTATTCTTCCAATGTGTGAAAGATAAAAATATAATACAACGGTGGCGGAAATAGGTAGACGCTTAAACGTAAGACCCTATACAAGATGGTTCAATCAAGAACGCATATGGCGAATAATGGGTTATGTGAGGTGCAAATCCTCACCCGTTGTCTGTGGGCGATTGGTTCTGTCCACCTTATATCCAGTCGCCCACTCCTGTCTTCAATGGACATAAAAAGTTTTTCAGCAAGGTTCAGAATCTTGTTATACAATAAAATCACTATGAGCGGTGGGGCTTTTAAACCTCCTTTGGATTTGAATAGAGTTGTGTGTTCGATGCGCTTACTTTGTTGTTATTCATCTTTTTTTCTCCACCGCTCATTTTGATATTCAACGGCGGCGGTATAGGCCGTGAGAGCTACTGATGGGGTTCAAGTCCCCTGGTTTGGGATAAACGGCTGTCGAACAACGTGAACGGCAGTCACCTAGACATGCAATCGGAGCGCAGAGCTTGGAAGTCGTGATTCATCACTGCAAGGTGCAAGTCCTTGCCCGTTGATTTTGACTTCAAAAAATTTTCCAAAAATCAAAAAGGCGTTTTATGGATAACTTTTCCATCACGGTACTCGGAACGGAGTACAAGGTGACATTCAAAAACAGAATAGATGATAGTAGTCTGACTGACTACAACGGGTATTGTAATACCTTAACGAGGGAGATTGTCGTGTGTGACTTGTCGAATGATGAGTCCATGAAAGATGAATCTCCCTTTTCTATTTCAGAGCTGATGCATGAAATCCTTCGGCACGAAATCATTCACGCATTCTTGCACGAGAGCGGTTTATCGGAAGATGCGAGTGTCTTTGATAAGGCGTGGCCGGTCAATGAAGAGATGGTTGACTGGTTTGCGATGCAAGCTCCGAAAATCTTCGATGTGTATCAGAAAGCCGGGTGTTTGTGATGTTTCTTATTACGGATGCTGAGTTGAGAGATGCGAATGCAACTGTACGGACTGAGCTTCTGGAGCATGGAGAGTACTACAACGGATTTGTCGGAAGTGTTGAGTCGGCAATCATCGAGAGTAATGCTGATTCAATTCACGAACTGGCAATAGACATAGTCAACAGGATTGCAGGGGAATCTTGACATGAATATGATTATTGGTTTTTTCAAACTCGTTTTACTATGTTGTGACATTATAGTCGCCGGTGTTGGCATTCTGAGCGTGGTATGTTCCCGTGACCGCTATAGGCAGAACGGAGAATACCTCGCATTGGTTTTATCGGGCTTATCCATCATGAATGCACTGGCGATTTTCTTCAGTTGATCGTTTCCTTCTGCACCCTACGGCGAAAGGCTGTGACTAAAGGGGTTTCAACTGCTCCGGGGTGTTTTCCCGAATTGTGATGCTGGAATACGGAAGCCTTATCCAGTAAAAAATCTCTTGAGACCGAAATGGCGTTCTGAGGCTTCGATGTCGAAGGTTTCACGATGTGACGGAGATTTCCCGGTTTTAGTCACATCACTGACGCGGGATAGAGCAGTTCGGCAGCTCGTCTGGCTTATAACCAGAAGGTCGCAGGTTCAAATCCTGTTCCCGCTATTACGTGTCGCATACAGCAATTATCAAATGGATGAGACTGTTAATCTTACTACCAAACGCGACATGAACATTTATGTGATGCACACAGCAATTTTGATCAAAGTAGCTATTTTGGGGTGAAAAATGCATCATGAAAAAGTGACACTAACAGCTATTATACGGCGACTCAAAATCAGGACAAACGTGTCATGGAGGAAAAATGAATATGGATTTTGCTAAAGCACTTATTGAAACGGCAACACGCACAAAGACAGAGAATGGCGCGAATGCACTGAATACGACTGGTGATGCCTGTCTTGACTTATTCGGAACTATCGGCGCGCTGAGAACGGCTGATGCGCTCCGGATTCAGTCTCTGTTCGATGAAGCCTACAGAGAGGACAAGCTACTTGCTACAAAGATTGCGTTCTATGCACGGGATGTACGAGGTGGACTGGGTGAGCGTCGGGCATTCCGTGAAATCATCAGGCACATGGCCATGTATCATCCAGAAGCCCTGATTCCGAACCTTGACCTCATCGGAGTGTTCGGCAGGTATGATGACCTGTATGCGCTGATTGATACACCGGCTGAGAATCAGATGTGGGTGGCGATGAAAAACCAATTCGAGGAAGACAGAGCTAACCTTGCAAAAGGCAACGCGATATCCCTTCTGGCGAAATGGATTAAATCCGCTGATGCATCATCTCAGAAAACGAGACAGCTTGGTATCCTCACCGCTGAGAAGCTTGGATATGACGTATACCGGTTCAAACGGATTGTCAGGGCAATGCGTAAGCACATCGGCATTGTGGAATCACTGATGTCTGCCGGTAGATGGGATGAAATCAAATATCCTGAAGTCCCGTCAAGGGCAATGATGATTTACCGGAATGCTTTTAGGAAACATGATCCGTCAGGCTTTGAGAAATTCACTCAAAAAGCTTTGACTGGCGAAGCGAAGATCAACTCTTCGACTCTGTATCCGTATGATCTCGTTGAGAAGATTACCGGCGGTAATGGTTATTACGTTACACCTGATGACCCGACAATCGAGGCTCAGTGGAGACAGCTTCCGAACTACGTTGAACCCGGAATAAATGCCATTGTTATGGCCGACACATCCGGTTCCATGTTTGGTAGACCACTGTGTTCTGCTCTTGGACTGGCGATATACTTTGCAGAACGGAACGTGGGTGCATACCACAATCTGTGGATGACGTTTTCGAGCCGTCCTGTATTCCATAGTCTGAGGGGTGACACACTAGCTCAGAAACTTGGAAATCTGAACAAGAATGGTTGGGATATGAACACAGACTTGCAAGCTGCGTTCTATGCCATTCTGGAACTTGCCACTGTTAAAGGTGTCGCGCCAGAAGAGATGCCTAAATCTCTGATTGTCATATCTGACATGGAGATTGACGAGTGTGGGAACAGGGACTGGACATTCTACGACAAGATGCAGAGGAAGTTCCGCAATCACGGATATGAACTTCCGAATGTCATCTTCTGGAATGTGGATAGCCGTCACAATGTATTCCATGCAGACAGCACACGGAAAGGCGTACAGCTTTGCTCCGGTCAGTCTACAACAGTATTCAAACAGTTACTGTCTTGCATCGGAATGACTCCGGTAGAGGCAATGTTAAAAACAATCAATTCCGAAAGGTATGATTGCATAAAGATTGGTTAAAAACAGGACGGCGCGAGTCGTCCTTATATTGGGGATGTAGCTCAGTTGGTAGAGCAGGTTAGCGAAAAACAGAATCGTGTTTGCGGTTCTTGCAGCAAATTCCTAATGCAAAGGTCTTGAAAACCCCGTGTCGTTGGTTCGATTCCAGCCGTCCCCACTTTTATGCGTGACGTAGCTCAGCTGGTAGAGCACAAGATAGCACATACAGAATCATGATTAGTGGTTCTTACAGCGATTTTCTTGCGAGGGGATCCTGTTGTCAATGGTTCAAATCCATTCGTCACGCCTTTATGGTTCTGTAGCTCAGTTGGTAGAGCGCACGGCTGTTAACCGTGATGTCGAAGGTTCAAGTCCTTTCTGAACCGCTAGGGGAAACCATATACAACGATCGGAGCATGTGAGTGCAGTGCATCGGTATGGGAGTACCCATAGGTAAAGAATTAGCTCCTGTATCCCAACTGGAAGAGGACATCCGCTTAAACCGGATTCAGTGAGAGTTCGAATCTCTCCGGGAGTATTTATGCGGGAGTGGCGAAATTGGAATACGCGTCTGTTTCAAACACAGAATAGTGAGGGTTCAAATCCCTCCTCCTGTACTTAATTCTGCTGTATTTGCCGTGGTGCCACAATTGGTACTGGGTCGGTCTTGAAAACCGATGATCCGCGAAAACGGACTGGGGGTTCGAGTCCCTCTCACGGCGTTTCGGAACGTAGTTCAAGACTAGGAACAAGTCAGAGGACAGAACAGGGATACCCAATGTAGGTTCGATTCCTACCGTTCCGACTTCAGCGGAGACGTTCGCTGATAGGGAGAAGAGCAAATGATACGCTTCCCAATGACTGAATCAGGAAGCCAGTACGATTGATATAGGTGTGCTAAAGGCCAAGGTGCGCGGCAAACAATCGTCAGTGGAATGACAGTCAGGCCAAATGCGTGATGTGCGGTGACGGGAAACCTTACACCCGTGCCCATCGCCCTATAGCCAAAAGGTAAGGCACTGGACTTTGATTCCAATATGTCTGAGTTCGAATCTCAGTAGGGCTGTTTATGGAGCTGACGCAACTGCTATGCGTTGGCTCTTTTTACTATCAGAACAGTTTGGGGGTTATGCATTGGCATTATCAAATACAGAAATCATCAATCGAATACTGGAACGTGACCTGTCAGTGTATAGCAACCTGTCAATGCTTATGGATATGGCTATCGCTGTCAGGGAAGAAGGTATTGACGGCGAGAACATCAGGCCACTTGAAATCAGAAATATTGATACCTTTACCGGAGTGGCTAAGAAGGTAAAACAGGTAGCTGCCGCAGAATCTAGGAATGATGCACGGTTCCTCGACTTGTACTGGGCGGCACTTCATACGCTTGCACCTTATGACTTTGACAGTTATCTGCAATACATGGAAAAAGACAGACCTGCAAGGAGCAGATTCTATCTTCCGAGAAGGGCGCAACTATTGAAGATTGGGGCGGTTCAGCTTATGCAAGACATGGAAGATGATAAACTGGACGTTGGCGGTTTATCTGTCGTCCCTGGTGCTGGCAAAACAAGTTTGGAAGAATTCTTCATAACGTGGGTGATAGGACGGCATTTGAATGACTATAGCATATTCGCTTCACATAGCGGAGGTATATGCAGAATGTTCTATGATGCCGTAGAAGCAATCACGGGAACGCCAGAATACAAATATGCTGACATATTTCCAGACGTTAAGAAGCAATCGACAAATGCCAAAGAGATGCAGATTAATTTCGGAAAGTACAAGCCGTTCAAGAGCCTGTCGTGCGTTTCCGTTGGACAGAATCTCGCAGGTCGTGTCAGGGCAAACAGATACCTGTTGAATGATGACTTGATCTCTGGCGTTGAGGAGGCAGTAAGTAGACCGAGGCTTGATAAGGTGTGGCAGTCATACTCTGTTGACCTCTTACAGAGAAGGATTGATAAGTGCAAGCAATTACACATCTGCACACGCTGGTCAGTACATGATGTTCTTGGAAGAGTAAAGGCTAAAAACGAAGGTAATCCACGGGCAAGGTTTATAGCTGTTCCAGATTTAGACCCAGTTACGGGTGAAAGCAATTTCAACTACAAATACGGAGTTGGATTCTCAAAAGAATACTTTGAGGACATAGCCCAGACGATGGATGATGTTTCATACAGATGCCTGTACAAGAATGAGCCGATTGAACGTGAGGGATTGCTTTACCCTGAAGACAGTCTGAGAAGGTATTTCGCACTTCCACCTACTGAGCCTGATTCCATTCTGGCTGTATGCGATACAAAGAATACTGGTAAGGACTACATGTTCATGCCGATATTCTATCAATACGGCAGTGACTACTACATGGTCGATTGCCTATGTGATGACAGTACGGATTTTGATGTTCAGTATAACAGGCTTGTTGACCTGATCCTTGAATACAAAGTCCAGATGGTTGACTTTGAGTCGAATAACGGCGGCAGCAGAGTTGCAAAGAGTGTTTCAGACATGCTTGTCGGAAAGTCGCCCTGTGGAATCACAGACCACTATACAACCAAAAACAAGGAAACAAAGATAATCGTTCGTGCTGAGTGGGTGAAAAAGCACTGCCTGTTTAAGGATAAGTCATTGTATACGGCAAAGTCAGATTACGGAAAAGCAATGAGCTTTTTGATGACATATACAACGGTTGGTAAAGCACCGTTTGATGATGTTCCAGACGGACTGGCTCAGTTTGTTGATTTCCTTGAAAACATGACCGGCGGCAAAACAGAAATCTTGAATAGCCCATTCTGAGGTGATGCACAATGACGCAGAAAACAACAGCCGTAAACACAGGAGACAACTATCAGGATTTGGCGAATGCTGTGATTGTTTTGGCTGTCAGTGACCTCAGAACTGTGTTGAGAGCGTATAAGAACAAACCGCAAAGAGAAGACCACTTGCGGAATTCCGAGATTTACAAGTTTTTCCACTCTGGCATGTATTCGCTGATGACAACAGTTGATCCTGATTATTTGATAAACAGAGTTAAGAAAGAGGTTTGGGGAAGTGACCACTAAAGAATACCTTTGGCAAGTCGGAGATGCGCGAAAAAAGGTATACGAAAAGCAGAGCGAAATCGACCAATTAAGGAGTATGCTTACAAGCATTTCTGTTGATACGGAAAATGAGAGGGTTCAATCTTCGAGCGATCCTGACAAGATTGGCTCCTCTATAGCAGAAATCCTTGAACGGGAAGATGAACTGACACAGCTTGTAGCCGGATACCTGAATATCGAAAAAACCATCTCAGACCAAATTGACAGCCTTGAGAATGCACGACACAGAGAGATTCTGCATTGGCGGTATGTTGACGGAATCGCTCTTGAAAAAGTCGCAGTGAATATCATGCATATCACTTTTAGACATGCAACAAGGATTCACGGACAGGCTTTGATTGAATTTGAAAACAAGTTTGGAAAAATTTATAGAAAATGTCCTACAATGTCCAGTCGGTAATTTGGTATGCTGTATAATGAACGAAGTGGGAGAAATTATGCCTAGCAGGTAGCTGTACTTGCTAGGCTTTTTTTATTTCCTTTTTTGGGAGCGTGATATGGTCAAGGCATACCGCAATCAGCGAAATCTCTTAAATCAGCAATTAAGAATGTACGAAGGTGCAGGAGAATTCGATATTCCAACTGTACCGGCGTATCACGGTGAGATACCTGAGAAGTGGATAAGTTTCAACTATGCACTTCAGTGTAAAGACCCGCAAAACACCGGTGTACATTTCTTTCTGGATGACTACCAGTTTGAAAGAGTGTGGTCAAATCCGAACAAATACCTGAACATGCTGGGCAGATTTAAAGCAGTGATTCAGCCTGATTTCTCCATGTACAGAGATTTCCCGAAAGCCTTGCAGGTATACAACAGTTTTCGGAATTGTTGGTTGGCGAATTACTGGATTGACCATGGGATAAAAGTGATACCACATCCAGGTTATTCTGACGCAGATAGCCATGATTGGAGTTTTGCGAATTACCAAAAAGGCGGCGTGATAGCGATTTCTACTGTAGGGAACCAATTTGAGAAAGAAACGTATTGGTATTTCATATACGGATACGAAATGATGTTGAGAAAATTGGAACCAGATACAGTGTTGATATACGGAGATGTTCCGAAAGCATGTAGAGGGAACATTATCCACATCCCTTCATATCAGAATAAATTACATGAAATGGACGGGAGATATGAAAAGAAGACAGATTAGACTATTCGGAGGCGGCGGTTCTACAAGTGGAGTCGGCGGTTCAACAGGCGCGAGAGAACATCGTGAGATGACATCTCAGGAAATGATAGACAAGCTCAAAGAACTTGCTGCTGGCAATCCTGAACTTGCCAAACAGTTGAATGAAGCGTTCAAGCCAGAAAAGAAAACACGGCAGAAATTTGATCCTGATTCCGTCAGCGGAGCTATCGACTTCTCAAAGACCGCTGATTTCGGGGTAACAAAAACAACAAGCAACGGAATTCCGTATACGTCAGCAAATAGGTCGAAAATTGACTCGACATTAAAGAATATGACAGACGAACAAGTAAGAGCGTCTATTGTAAAGAGCGGATACAATTTAAGAGATTTTGGAAGCGCAAAAGGGCAAAAACTGAAAGATAGATTTGCAAGCAGGCTAGAGACTCGTTTTAGTGCAGGTAACGTATTTAGAACATACGATGATAATACGGCCGCTTCTAAAAAGTGGGGCAGATAAATTCGTGAAGGAGGTGATATCCGATGCCAAATATATACGGCGGTGCTTACGAAAAAGAAAAGCTTGAGCTTCTTGGGCGCAAGAGAATATATACCGACGTTTCGGAGATCACCTCCGAAAATGTCATTTCTGTCTTGCAAGAAGCCATTATTATACACGAGCAGAACCGCGCAGAGATTGCGTACCTGCTCAATTATGAAAAAGGCTTGCAACCGCTCAAACGGGAAAAGAAAATCCGGGCAGATATAAATATTGAGGTTTGCGACAACATAGCCAACCAGATTGTCGAGTTCAAGCTCGGCTATCATTGGGGCAATCCGAAATCACTTGTACAGCGAGGTGACAGGGATTTATCTTCCAGTGATCCTGACAATGACGATGATGCAATTACACTTCTGAATCAGATGAATGAGGATGAGAACGCATTCGCCAAAGACCAGGAACTCGCAAGGTACATCGAAATCTGCGGTATCGGTTATCAGATGGTGGATATCAAACGGGACTATGAAGAAGGTGGTTCCGTATTTGACCTGAACACGTTGAATCCGATGTACACCTTCATTGTCTATCGGAATGATGTTCGAGAGACGCCGATGATGTGCGTAACATACCGACAGCTCAAGGGCGGCGACAGGTACTTTACTTGCATTGCAAAAGACCGGCGATACGAAATCAAAGACGTATTCCAGTTTGTGAGTGAAGACAGACAGAAGAAAGAGGAAGTCTGGTCACACGATAAGCGGAGCGGTGAAAGGAATCCTATCGGAGCTGTTCCGATTGTTGAATACATCAGAGCATATGACCGCATGGGTGTCTTTGAGAGACAGATACCCGATATGGACGCGCTCAACATAGAGGTGTCCGACTTCGCCAATTCCGTCGCCCAGAATACTCAGGAAATCTGGTGGATGAATGACGCAGACTTCCCGACAGACCCGAAAACCGGTGAGAGAATCAAACCGGTATCTGGCCAATGGATGCAGACAAAGACCGCGCCAAACGGCAACAGGCCGATGATTCAGGCATTGTCCAGCACATTTGATTACAACGGTGTGCAGGCGAACATCCTCACAAAACGGGATACGATCCTGCAAAAGTGCTATGTGCCGTTACAGTCAGACCCCGGCGGCGGTTCTACTGCATCAGCAATGTCAATGTCAGCCGGTTGGTCAGCCGCTGAAGCCGTGGCGGCGAAACAGGAAGATATCATCCGTGCATCTGTTATGAAGGTGGTAGAACTTGAACTTCTGGCCATCCAACAGTCGCACTATTTACCGGAAGGTCATGTGCTGTATGACCTGAAAAAGTCGGATATCCAACCGAAATTCACCCGTCAGAAGACTTTTGATCTCGGAACAAAAACTAATGCATTTGTCACGATGGTCAAAGCCGGTGTGAATGGACGTGTTGCAATGCAGGTTGTTGACCTGTTCCCGGATATTGCACAGGCATGGGCTGACAGCAAAGAGACGATTGAGAAGTTCCAAAATTCCATCTTCGACCCGATGCAGAATACTGTTGATGCACTGTCGAATGACAGAATCATGTCAGATACGACAGACCAACAGACCAACAGTCCGATTCTTGACGGTATGCAAACCGGAGCTGATTATTCGGAGGGTGGTGAGGCTTGATGGGATCTATTCTTGATTTCGATGAACTGAATCAGCTTCACAACCGCAACGGAAAGAAACGCAGTATGCTGATTGACCGGTACTTTTCGGAGATGGAATTGAAAGCCGGAGAGATCAAAGACCGTGAAGAATTCGCAAGAGACATGAAAGAGGAAATTTTTGCAATCATGGCGTTTCTGTTCATCATTCTTGAGCGGAAACAGATGGACATGATTTCCCTTGTGAAGGCAAGGCTTTCCGATTCAATCAAGAGAATCTTCATGACATACACTTACCCGGATTCTGAAACGCTGTCATACATTGACCGGTATTCCAGTGAATTTGTGGACACGACAATACGGCATACTCAGGACATTTTTGCCAAAGAGTCCATTGAGGATGCACTGTTAGTCCCCTTGGCTTACTGGTTTTCGGAAGACAGGGCAACATACAATGCTGAAAACGAAACAAATACATTATTTAATCACGAACAATTCCGTCAGGCAAAATCTGACGGTTTGTTATATAAGAAATGGCTAACCATGAAAGATGAAAGGGTACGCAAAACTCATATAGAGGTAGATGACACAGTAATCCGGATTGATGAGCTGTTTCATGTTGGCGAATGTCTCATGCGCTATCCGAAGGACGCTTCGCATGGCGCAGGCGTTGAGGAAATCGCCGGATGCAGATGCACAGTTGTATATTTTTGATTTTTTCCAGAATGGCATAAGAAAACACGCATACGGATATAAATGGAGATTTGCTGATTAAGCAAGTCTCTTTTTATATATGCGCCAGAGACGGCGCGTTATAAATTTCGCAACAGTCAGAGAAAGACTTTAACGAGCAAATTACCTAGAGACAGAGAAGTCGATAAAACGCAAAGGAGATTTTAGAAATTATGGAAAACGATATCAAGACCAACACTACGCAGGAAGAAAATGTAAATCCAAATACCGCTCCGGAAGCCAATGCCGAAACGAAATCGGAAGAACCAGCAAGCGAAAGCAAAGAAACCATTCAGGAGCTTCTCGCAAAACTGGGACAGGCTAAAGCGGATGCCGCAAAGTGGAAGTCCTCATTTGACAACGCTTCTTCTCAGGTCGCTGACCTAAAACACAAAATCCGTGAAAACATGACCCAGCAGCAGATTGATGAGGAAGAAAAACGCATGAAGGAAGAGGAAATCAGTAACGAGCTGGCCTCTCTTCGTGAATTCAAGAAACGTACCGAGGCGATTGACCGGTACAGAAGAAGCGGATTAAACGATGAACTTGCCAAAAAAGCCGCAGAAGCAGAGCTGAAAGGCGACATGGACGAAATTGGTGAGATTTACCGGAAGAACACAGAATCCGTCCTGAAGGAAAAGGAAAAGGAATGGATTAAGAGCCGTCCGGACATCAATGCCGGAAATGGTGAGCTTGACGAGGAAACAAAACTGCGTAAGCAGATCGAAGATATCATGCTGAATGGTAGGAGGTAAATAATATGCCTATTAACACACTAGCAACTGCAAGTATATTTATGCAGACTCTTGATACAGTCGCAGAACGTGAAGCCGTTACCGGTTGGATGGATGGCAATGCCGGACAGGTTATCTATCACGGCGGTGCAACTGTAAAGGTTCCGAAAATGACCGTTCAGGGACTTGGAACCTATGATCGCGACAACGGATACGCACAAGGTTCCGTGGGTCTGACCTACGAAACCCTTACCATGACTCAGGATAGAGGGCGTAAGTTCCATCTTGATGCTATGGACGTGGATGAAACCAACTTTGTCGCAACCGCCGCTAATGTTATGACAGAGTTCCAGCGGCGTTATGTCATTCCCGAAATTGATGCGTATAGAATTTCCAAGATCGCCACTTCCGCTATCACTGCGGGTGTTTCCGGCATGGTTGTCTACAACTGGACTCCGGGAGCCGCAAATACATCTGCCCTCAGAAAGCTGAAGGAAGGCGTTAAAGCCGTTCGTGAGAAAGGCTACAACGGCACTCTGGTATGTCAGGCAACTGACGACTTTATCATGGAGCTTGAGCTTGAGCTTGCCGGAAGGCTCCAGAACGAAACTTGGGCGCAAGGCGGGATCAATACGAAGGTTCCTGCTGTTGACGGTGTGCCGATTATCGCAACTCCGTCCAACAGGATGTATACCTCTATTACGATTTATGACGGCAAAACCGAAGGTACAACCGGCGAAAACCCGACTCCGGATCAGACCGTTGGCGGCTATGCAAAGGCCAGTTCCGCAAAGGACATTAACTTCATTGTTATGCCGATTTCCACCCCTATCGGCGTGCAGAAGCAGGATCTGATCCGCATCTTTGACCCGAATGTGAACCAGACGCTCAACGCATGGAGAATCGACTATCGTAGGTTCCATGATCTGTGGGTACTGGATAACAAGGTTGACTCCGTATTTGTCAACATCAAAGACGCTCAGTAAGAGGCGAGAAATGAAAATACTGATAGCGGTTCTGACTTTTGAAACAATACTTTCCGAGACATTCAAGAGCATTTACGACTTAGACACGGCCGGTCATGACGTGGCTTTTGAGTTCGTTAAGGGCTACGATTGTGCAAAAGTAAGGAACGTTATCGCTTGCAAGGCGATACAGGGCGGTTACGATTATGTGTTTACGATTGATTCTGGCATAATCGTACCGCAGTTCGCCGTGATTAATTTCCTTGCAAGGTATTTTCAGTATGAATAGAGGTGATTAAATGGTTTATGTCAAAGATAACGTCGAACGTATTGTATCAAATATCGTAGACGCAAAGAAACTTGAGGCTGACGGCTTTAAGCGGATTGATAAACCAAAAACCGATCCCGCAACGAACCATCCGGTTGACGAGTCGCCTGTTGCCGAAGCCCATAGGATTGACGATGGTGCAGAAGTCAGGAAAGAAGCGGTTCCGGAGAAGAAGAAACCAGGCAGAAAACCGGCAAAAGTCGAGAGGTAAAGCCTTATGGATGTGGAGAGAGAAATCCTTAAGATGACAAAAGCATACTTTGAGATGATGGATGAGGACATCAGCGAGGATTTCTTGAAGCTCCTGATTAAGTCCATTATCGACGAGTACAAGAATTTACGTAATTATCCTGCGTCGTGGACAGATGAAGAAATCGAAGCTGACGCAAGCAGGTATTTTGAACGTCGGAAATCCAATATTGCAATGAAGGTCATTCCTGAAATTTACGGGAGAATCGGCGGCGAAGGTTTGTCCATGATCGTAGACGCTGGAACAACTCGCTACTGGGTGACTGAGAAATATTTCAACGATGTAGTTCCCTTCTGCGAGGTGATTTGATGCTTAACATGTGGATAAATTCCAGAAAAGTCTGGTATGCATTCTATGTTGACGATGAGCCTGTCAAGGATGAGAACGGGGACTTAACCGGCGAATACAGGTCAGGGTATGGCAAGCCAAAGATGACAAGGGCAAATCTGTCAGCGGCGCGAGGGACTGCTGAGAATGACATTTTCGGAACCAACATCCGATACAGCAAAACAATGTCAACGTCAAAGATGAACCTTGGAATTGATGAAAAGACCCTGATATGGGATAAACCGCCAGTGCTGAATGAGGACGGAACAGCCGACCCGAAGAGTGCAACGTACAGAGTAGCGGCCATTGCAGCAGGTCACTATCACGTACATTACGCGCTCAGACAGTTGAATGTGGATGAGGGAGACTCCTGATGGAAATCAAATTCTCGCTGAGTGACAAAGAAATCAAAGGCGCGATCAGAGAATTGAAAGCCTACAAGAAGAGCTTACAGGCGAAATGTGAAACATTCGTCGCAAGACTCGCAGATGAGGGCATCACAGTTGCGTCACAGAATACCGGCGACTATGGGAGATACATCACATTCGGCAAGGAGATTGATAAAGAGAAGTATGGTGCATCGTGCATTATGTACGCTACTTCAGGAACGCTTCGTAGTACCTGGCTTGTAAAAGACCCAACCACAGGCGAAACGCGACACAGAAGCGCAGATATCAGTCCTTTGCTCATGGCTGAATTCGGAACAGGTCAGTTCGCGGCAACCGACAAAACCACACAGGAACTTGGAATGGGGCGCGGAAGCTTCTGGCCAAATGCAAATTATTATCCGGATAGGCCAGAAAAGAACAACGCTTTACAGCAAGACGGATGGTGGTGGATGGACTTAAACGGCGAATGGCAACATACAGAAGGTCAGGAACCAACGTCACCGATGTTCAATGCGTTACTTGACATGGAGATACAACTTTTCAAAATCGCGAGAGAGGTGTTTGGAACATGATTTACTTGCAAAGCAGAATACTGTCCAACGTCGCTGTCGCACTTGGAAAGAAAGTCAAAAAGGTTGTTTCCGTCAGGAACAGCACTGATGCGACGTTTCCGACATGTTCAGTCACAACGATATCCAATACGGCGATAGCAGATGACCTGTCCATGGACGATGAGGAGAATGCCGTGTATTGCGGTGTTCAGGTAAGGATTTACGTAAAGACTTCACTCGATAAAGCTATGGAACTTATGGCCATAGCGAATAAAGCAATGTATCGAATGGGATTCCGCAGAAGCGGCGGCGCGACTCAATTATATGATGAGACGAACCCTGAGATATACTGCGTGAACGCCAGATATGCCCGTGTAATCGGTTCTGGCGACACGATTGATAAATTTAACCCTGAAGATTTTGAGGAGCCTTAAAAAGGCTCTTTTTTTATGATTGGAGGATTAGAGTATGGGCAAAGGCATGTCTACCATTAACACTACTCTGTATGCATCCGCTACAAAGACCGGTACTTATGAGAAGGTCTGCCCGATTAAGTCCTACCCGGACATGGGCGGTGCTCCTGAAATGCTCCAGACGACCGACCTTGAAGATGATATGCATACTTACACCCCCGGCGTACAGGATCTGGGCGGCGGTCTTGAATTCACCGCGAACTTCAACGCTACTGACTATGCAAAGATTAAAGGCATGAAGGGTACTAACTACTTCTTCGAGCTTCGCATGGGCAAGAATGGCGCGGACGGTGTTTTTGATTGGGAAGGCGAAATTGACGTATGGATGGCCGGTGGTGAGGTCAATGCCGTGCGTGACATGACCGTCATTTCCACTCCGTCTACCGTTATTAACTTTACAGCCGGTTCCGGTTCTGGTTCCAGTACTAATCCGTGATTAGGGGGATTAATAACAGCATAGCGAATTAATTATACGGGAATGTGTTTCTATTAAGAATCGCATTCCCGTTATTTTTTTGAACAAAATCTATCGTAAAGGAGAGTAGAGAACATGGCAAACACAGTACAGATTAACGGAAACACTTTCACAGTGCCGGAAATGGATTTCAACGGCATTTGTGAACTGGCAGAGCTGGGTATCGACATTATGAATATCACCAGCCTGAGAAAAAACACGATTGTTGCAACTAGGTCTATCGTGGCGTGGATTGCACAGGTAGATATTGAGACGGCAGGTGACATGATTCAGCAGCACATTATCAACGGCGGTTCGCTCGAAGAGATCATCAATGTGTTTGCACAGGCTCTTGAGACTTCAAATTTTCTCAACGCCCTGAAGGGAAGGGCAGAGGAGTCCAATGGTACAAGACGGATCGCACCGCAGGATCACAAGATGAAGCAGAGCTAAAACACTTCGATTCTGTAGTTGACTGGATAAACGAGTTGTGGATTCCAGTCGCTACAAAGCTACAGATTCCGATAGATGAGTTCTACAAACTGAATCCGCGGACATTCAACAGGCGGCGAATGTTCTATGAGAAGCGTTTAGAGGAACAATACCGCAGAGAAGATGAGGAAGCATGGCTGAATGGTCAGTATGTCGCGATTGCTGTAGGTTCATGTTTCTCAAAACGCGCGAAATACCCGAATAAGCCTTACACAATCATACATGAGGAAGAATCCAAAATCACGGATGCTGAGAGGTTCTGGGAATTCGCACAGGCATTCAACGCGCAGTTTAAGGCAAAACAAGCCTTGAAAAATAAACAAGAAAGTGAGGTGAGCGACGATGCCAGCAGAAATTGACAGGCTTGAGATAGCGATAGAAGCGAAGTCAAAAGGCGCATCCGACCAGATAGACGCTCTGATTGGTAAACTCGACTCGCTTTCAAACGCGCTGGCACGGACGGCAACGACAGGTTTTAAGTCAATGTCGGATGCGGCGAACCATGCATCTACATGTATTCGGAACCTGTCCACAAGTATAAACAATGCGAGTCTGAACAAGGTAAATGCTCAGTTGACCGCACTGAGTAAAGTTGACCTGTCGAACCTGAACAAGGATATCACCATTGATATAAAACTCGATGGTACACAGGCTCAGAAGAATGCGGATGCCGTATACAAGTCGAATAAGCAGATTGAAGCTTTTCTGAAAGCATCGGCAAAAGAAGTTGCTAATACATATCACATCGCAAGCAATGAAGCGAAAAAGGCTCTTGATGAGATATTTTTGTCTATGTCTCACGGGCACGCTCCTGATATCTCAAACGAACAAGCGGCCTTAATCAGACAATCTGTCCGCATGACAGAAGAGGAACAAAAGGCGCTCAGAGCTGGGACGATTGCACAGGAAGGTGAATATGAACGGCAACTGCGTGAACTGAAGTCCTATCTCGCAGAAAAGAAAATCCTTCTGACAAAAGATGTTGCGGAACAGGCCAAATACAACCAATACATAGGTCAGGGTGGGCAGTACAATTATCTTTTAAGTAAAAAAGGTGGACTAGACCTCACAAAGGACGCCTCGACACTTACAAGTAAATTCAAAGAATTGTTCAGTGCTGATTTCGGAACAGCACACACAGCTGACCAACTGGAATACATCGTTGGACTGCTTGAAAAAGCAAACAGTTTATCCGCACTCAAACCGCTTTCAAATTCTTCGATTGCCAATTTTGGAAAGAGCATGGAAGCGGAACTTACAGCCGCACTTGAACGTGTCAATTTCATGATTGACAAAACACAGGCAAATCTTTCAAAAGACAAGATTTATGTTGACGTAGAAGTCAATCAGGAAAAGATAATCGCTGACATTCAGAGCGCAGTCAACAAGGCGGCAACGGTCAAATACAACCCCGTAAATGTTAGCCTTAAAGCAGATACCACACAAATCAAACATGACATAGCCGGTCAGTTTGAAGGTATTAGCCTTGAAGGTATTGAGTCCGTAAACCTTGCGCTTCAAAAGCTGAACACTACAATCAGGCAACTGACAGAAGCACAAACAGGTGCAAATTTCGGAAAGATAACGAACTTCGTTAAAAACCTTTCCGAAATCAACATGGGCAATGCATCGACCGTCAGCACAAGCCTCAGTGAGTTGTCTACCGGAATAGCCGCGATTGTTGGAGCGTCTGGCAGTTCAGATGCCATTTCCAACATCAAAAAGATTGCCAATGCACTGAAAAAAATTCAGGAAGTTGATCCGGCAAAGCTTCAGCTTGTTGGACAGGCCATCACAGAACTTGCGGCGAACATCTCTGGAATTCAGAGCGGCACTGATGGTTCAAACAACCTTGTGGAAATCCTGAAAACAATCAGGAAGTTCTCCAACAAAGGTATCAGTGCGGCAATCCAGAATATACCGAACCTTGCCAAAGCGATAAATGAACTGCTGACAAGTCTTGCAAGCGCACCGGCAATCAACCCAGATACTCTGGCAACATTGCAAGCGGCGGCGGCACTGAGGGTAAGGTCTGGTGCAGATGCCTCTCAGGCGCAAGGACAGGCTTCCAGAGCTGTTCCACGGTCAAGTCTTGGCAGTTCTATAGGTTCGGCAGGAGCGGCGGCGAGAAATGCTGTAAAAGGCGTAGGAAGCGGATTAGGAAAAGCCGGTCAGGCAATCTGGAAAGCGAACAAAGGTGCGATTC